AGGTTTAGAATTCGAAATTTCGTTATTTAACTCTTCATTGACTGCGTTAGTTATCAACTCGTCGGTCATGTTTCTTATTGCCATTTGCTTGTTAAACTCCTTGGTGGCATTGAAATTGTTGTTGTTCTTGTTTTTGGCTCGGTTTTGACGCTTAGCTTCGTTATTCAGTTGCTTGTTAAGCTCCTTGGCGGCATTGAAATTATTGTTGTTCTTGGGTTTGGCCCGGTTTTGACGCTTAGCTTCGTTATTCAGTTGCTTGTTAAGCTCCTTGGCGGCATTGAAATTGTTGTTGTTCTTGGGTTTGGACCGGTTTTGACGCACAGAATTTGAGATTTCGATATTTACTGCATTATTTATTAACTCTTCAGTCATGTTATTTATTTTGTTATTCTCAATCTTGTTGGGTTTCACGTTGATTGGAGGTGGATTCACATTAGGTGGGAGTGTATTCTTACCAATACCACTGTTGGGTTTCACATTGACATTCTTCTTCTTACCACCCTTGAAATAATTGAAGAAGCTCTTACCCTTTTTAGCGGGGACCGTGGCAGCAGCATTCTTCTTCTTACCACCCTTGAAATAATTGAAAAAGCTCTTACCCTTCTTAGCGGGGGCAGTGGCAGTGGCATTCTTCTTCTTACCACCCCTGAAATAATTGAAAAAGCTCTTACCACTCTTTTTAGGAGGGGGTGCATTTGGCCTCACATTATTGTTACCAGTTCCAATGTTTGTAGTACTGGGCTTCACGTTGTTGTTTGGCTTCGCATTGTTTGGCTTCACGTTGTTGTTTGGCTTCGCATTGTTTGGCTTCACGTTGTTGTTTGGCTTCACGTTGTTTGGCTTCGCATTGGGCTTCACATTGTTTGGCTTCGCATTGGGCTTCACATTAGAGGGTCTAGGAGGACCTGGTACTACCGTGCGTCCTTTTAAGAAATTTGGTGTTCCACCTGGTGGTCCCCCGACTGGTGGGCCACCAGCCCCGGGACCCGATTTTTGCTGTAAAAATGCGGGAGTTGTTGTAGGTGGAGGTCGATTGGGAGGTTTGGGGAAAAATGGTACCTTCGCGCCACTTTTTATATTTTTGGGAGTTAAGCCTCTATTACTCATAAATCTGACACGCTTTGTGGTCGCTTCAATTAACTCCTTTTTTGTCATGTTTTCTGTATTTTCAACACCAACCTTATTGGCTATCCTGAGAAGATCTTCTCTCTTAGTCTTGGGATCAAATAATAGGTCATAATTCCTGTTACCTAATACAACCTTAGCCTGTTCAGGCACTAAAGGTTTCTCAGGTACATTTGGTCCTTTGAAAATTGTTACAACTTTCGCTGCTGTACTTTGTACTGCTGCGGGGCGTTTTTGTACGGTCTTTTTCACTGCTGTACTTTGTACTGCTGCGGGGCGTTTCGCTGCTATGGAACATTTCACTGCTGCGACTGAAGACCGTTTACTTAATTTGACAGGTTCGGATATATTCAAAAACTGGAGACGTTTCAGAATTGTATCAGTGAGCTGTTTCTTCGTCAACGTATCAACCTTTTTGATGTTAATCTTTTCAGCCAACTTTTTCAAGGTGACTCTACTCGAAGACCTGTCAAATAATTTCTCATAATCATTCGAATTGAATGGTGATTTCTTATCCAGTAAATACATTCTATCTGGTGTAAGAACCAGGGGTGGTAAGAGTAACTTTCCTTCCTGGATATTAGTGTATACTTCACAAATATTCTTTTTTGTTAGTTTAGTCTTTCTTCCGGTTTTGATTTTAACCACGTTCCGGAGAATTTTAACGCTCGTGCCCTTTTTGCACGGGTCTGTCATATATTTTAAACTAACAAAAAAAAGTGATTAATGGCTCATGTATCCCCTATTGAACAATTGAACTTTTTCTTCATAACTCATACTGAAATCAAACACATCTGTATCTTCAACATTGATCTCGTGTATTTCTATTGGTAAATCGTAAGTCACGCGGTTAGACAGTGCTGAACGAACCAAACACTCTACAAATTGTTTTGGTGTTTGTATATCTTCTTGATATATTCGATTCATCTTAATCTTAACACATGTAACTTCATATGGTTTTTTATCAAAAAATGGTGTCATTGGGTATTCCTCCTTCATACCCCCATCTACGTAGGTTTCGCCGTTATACTTACCACACGCAAATATGAAAGGTACAGCCATACTCATACATACAGCATCTATGATATTCATGTCCGGGTGGGTATCTTTAGAGAAATACACCGTTTCAGAAGTATTCATACAGAATGCTGAAATGTAAATTTTCATATCAATTTCTTTAAAAGTGGGATCACACCCACATATTTCTACTAATTTTTTACGAATGGGTGCCATATCAACAAAACCAAATTTGTTAAAAAAGGACCCTATACGTATCTTAACAAAATTGGGGATATTCAAATTTAATGAAGTTTCCAGAATTTCATCAACCGACATTCCAACCCCTAAGAATAATGCTAAAATCGACCCAGCGGAAGATCCCGAAATTTCCTTGACATTAACCAATTCAGACTCCCGTGCTTTTAATACACCGATCAATGAAAATATTCCCATAGACGCTGGTCCGAGAATAAGATACTTCATCTTCCTACTTAATAGAATTGAGGAAATTGACGACGTAATATCGCAAATACTAGAGCGTACACGACTGCGTGTGTGAGCACGGATTCTATGCTCGTCTGACCAGATCCGAAGATACCACCCGACTTGGGGGGAAGTGTGAGTAAGAGACCAGGGCTTAGTAAGATAAAGAGAGCGGTGGTCACGAGTAAGTCGGTCTTTGTGAGTACGATGCCCATTGTTTTGGCAATTAGGCTGTACACGAGAAAGAATACAAGTGCGTGGAAAAATACCGCCATCTGACCAGTCTTTCGGTTCATGAAAGATATTTTCGAGCCGTCGGTGGTCAGAAGAAGACCGGGGCTTAGTGACAAAAAAAGAGCTGCGGGGATGGCGACCTTTTGGGACGTGATATCTGGTAACATTTAATATACACACATATAATTTTTGGCGTAATCGGTAAAGTCATTAAATGTAGCTCCACGCATTATATCTTCGTGTACACCATTTTCATTTACAATGCGCCTGATGTTTCTCCAAATATGACCAAGTCGCTCTTCGTACCACATCGTCTGTTCCTGATATTCCCATGTTGTGCGTGTCAAACCCGTGTCACGCTCTTCATAGCAAAACTCGACAAAGTCGCAAAACTTTCCAGTATGTTCAATATGTGCATCATACAGCAGTGTATTCATCGTATTCCACATATACCGTAATTCATCTGAGTATTCGACTTCCCAGTCTTCAATATTCAGAGGAGTGTGTTCATTTTCGAACCCTTCGTCATCGCTGACATCGGGATCAAATCCGTTATTGGCTTCGTATACGTATTGGCTCCAGACCATGGTTAGTTACTTATCTTCTTTCTCGGGTTTATCCTTTATACCAGTTAGTGACAGAGAGGTCGACTCTTTCACTTTAAGACCATCTTTAATAGCATTAATTGCTCCTTCCACCTTTGCTTCATCACCACCAAAAAATTTCAAAAGTCCATCTTTGATTGCATCTTTATTAATACTGCCCTTACGAACAGATTTGCGAAGGCTGATTTTACCTTTCCTGAGGTTAATGGTATCAATACCCTGCTCAACCATATGCTTCTTCACATTCTCCTTGAGACGCTTCTCTTCCTGGTTGAGGATTTTGATATCAGCTTTCGCTTCAGAAAGTTGTTTGGAAAGTTCGACAAGCTTTGAAACGTTACCCGAAAGGTCAGTTCCAACGGAAGTCATATGTTATCCTGTAATTTAATCTTTAAGCACACAAACTACGCTGCATGAGATCGGGGACGATAGTGGAATTATTCCACACAAAGGGATCCTTGCTGTTAGGGGGATCCGCGCGGATTTGTTGGTTGGCATTGCGGAGGGCACCACCGATGGTTTCGGGGAAACCGACCTGGGCGCGGGGCTCGAGGAAGTTCTGTCCCTTGAGGATATCCTCTGGGGCAAACTGTCCGAAATCTTCTTCGGAAGCTACCTCACGGGGGAGAAGAGAGGAGGCGAGACCGGTACCCTTCTGCATACCACCATCCACGGGGGCCGCGGCGGGGCCAATGACCGAACCGCTACCGAAGCCAACGTACTCACGCTCATTGATGGAGTAGTCGGAAGTGTTGTTAAGAGTAGTGAGTAAGTAGACAACTACGGCAATGGCCACGAGAGTAAGTATCTTAGACTGGTGACGCTTGAGCATATTAGCGATCATCTTTATATAATAGTAACAAATTTTTTTTATTGGTCGTCATCGACAAATGCATATTCGTCTGGGTATGTGTCGACGATTGGCTCTGGATGAAGCCTGACCTGAACGAGATTCCATGTACACGCGAATGATTTCTTGGCGAACCAAAGTTCGGAAAATTCGAGGATGACATCACAAGATTTATCCTTCTGGAGAGTTTCAAAGTCCACAGCCTCCTGCTGAGAATTGAAAACCTTGGTGACGTCGATTCGTTCGCATCTCAGCTGGTTGTCCGGTGCACTTTGTGTATAAGCTCCCCTGATAACATCCTCGGATAACTCCTTACCAAACCAATCAACCGCATTCTCTTGGGCGGCTGTGACATTCCCTGAATCGATTACCTTGATCTTCTCAACATTCACATCAGATACGATGTCAATAAGAATATCATCAGAAATATCAGAGATTTTAACACCGTTCAGCTGAACGAAAACCTTTCGCTTGTTATCATTACGGACCTTCACGGTTCGGAGGCCATCTTCACCTTTGGTGAGGGTATCAAAAATCATTTATACTCTATATGTGTTTCATTTCTTTAACCCAACAAATGGTATATTAGACGCCTTGTCTAGAATTGATTTCGAAAGCCAGTCATTTCTATTTCCTCTGTACCCATACAACGTTTTCTTAACATTGACATTCTTAGCAATTTTTTGCGCATTCTTCGGCCTGTAATTTTGTTCATTTTTTACATAGGACTTATTACTGACAGTTTTCCATTTGAGTGACTCTACATTGAAGCGTTTATTCCCTGATGATTTTTCATAATTATTACCCACCTTTGTGCCCTGGGTAACTGTCTTAATGCCATGTACTAACTGCTTAGATAAACGCTCCTTTAGTGGTTCTGTCGTGAATTTACTATAGTTACGCGGGTTAATACCAGATGCTTTCTTAATGTTCACATTCCCAGGTTTGGCGCGTACCGTGCGGACCTTTATGATCTTATTACGGACTTTTTTGAATATATCATCGATGGAGTCGCTCTGTTTGATGCTCTTATTAAACATTTGTCCAAGTTTTATGAGTCGTTGACGATCCTTCTCTTTATTTTCTGGTCGCAATTTAAGCTTGTGCATGAGGT